CACTCCTCAAATTTATGTGACTCATAGTGCGGCTTATTCGCCTATAAAGCCTATACATAGTAATTATCCATTTTTTGCTTATCAAAACTCACAAGTGGATCAGTTCAGTATCACTGGTGATTTTACAGTAGAAAATGCTCTAGAAGGACAATATTGGCTTGCTGCTGTTCACTACTTAAGAAGTGTGTCTAAAATGGCATATGGAAATACACCACAATCTGGTAATCCACCTCCTGTGGTAAAATTGAACGGATACGGAGATTATGTGTTCAAAAATGTTCCAGTAGTTGTAACGCAATTTGCTGTTGAACTTAGCCAAGACGTAGATTACATACATGTTAAAGGCGTAGGACCTGGCGGAAGTCATGTGCCAACTAGAAGTAATATTCAATGTACAGTTCAACCTATTTACAGCAGAAGAGCAGTAGAAAACTTCAGTTTACAGAAGTTTGTAAATGGAAATTATGTTAAAGGAAGTGGCGGGTTTATTTAATGGCAGTATATAAAAGAAATAGTCCTTGGAATGACACAAACATTATAAACAAACAGTATTTAGGAATACTATCTATCAGACCTATACCTGCTGAAGACGATGACAAATTATATACTGTTGAAGAACAATATACACATAGGCCAGATCTAATGGCATATGATTTATATGATGATCAAAATTTATGGTGGGTGTTTGCTCAAAGAAACATGGATATTATCAAAGATCCAATTTATGATATTGAAGCAGGTTTAAAAATTTACATACCAAAAGCAGCCAATCTAAAACGTTTTTTAGGAATCTAAGTCAATGATTACAGTAGGCAGAGGCATTGACACAATTAAAGGATTAGCTTCAGGAGTAAAAGGAGCTACAGTAAATCCTTCAACTGGTGTTAAACCTGAACAACAGCAATATTTCTCAGGAGGTGTTGCCGAAGTAGCAAGTCAAATTGCAGCTGCATCTGGGATATTAGGTGGCGGCCCTCCCTTTCCAAACGAACTAAGAAATTTTGCAAGTTACAATTACATTTTTACCTTTGGATGCCTTAACAATTTAGAAATAAATTTTCCAGACTTAACCTATAGAATAAAGGATCCTGAAACAGTGATTTTGAAATCAGGAGGAGGAGCAGGTAATGGCGCTGCAACAGTCTATGAAAATGCTGGCAAAGTTGAGTACTATATAGATGATGTAGAAATAGACACAATTATAGGATTTAATCCTCAAACAAAACATTCAAATGCAACAGGAATAAAGTTTAAAGTCACAGAACCACTTAGTATGGGTTTATTCTTACAAGCATTACAAGTTGCTTCGCTAAGGTCAGGACATAAAAACTATTTAATGGCTCCGTTTGTTTTATCTGTAGAATTCCAAGGATATGACGGTAATGGTAATGCAATCTCTGCACCAGGCACACGCCGTATATTTCCTTTAAAATTAGTAAACATAGATTTTGAAGTAACCGAAGGCGGAAGCGTGTATAATGTTCAAGCCATACCCTGGCACGAACAAGCACTTACAAATCAAATTCAAAGTGTAAAAACCGACGTGACTATAACAGGACGAACTGTACAAGAATTATTACAAGCAGGCGGCCAAAGTTTAATGCAACACATTAACAGACGTGAACAAGAAAAGAAAAAAAATAAAGATGTATTTACACCAGATGAATTTGTTATTTTATTTCCTACAAAGAGAGATAGTGCAACTGAAAGCCTTGGAGGCACACAGGAAAAAGTAGATGCAGCAACCACTAATCCTAATAGTTCAGGAGGCGGCCCTCCAGGAGGCGAGGTAACAGCTGAAGATAAACGCAGAATATTTGAAAGTATATCAGGAACAGAAAATGCTCCGATACCTGTTGATTTTGATGCAGAATTAGCAAAACTTTTAGGAATAGTAGGAGATAGAAGTAAAATTGGAAAAAATGTTAAGGAATTTGCAGAAAAAGATGAAAACATTAATGAGATTGGTAAAAGCAAATTAGTTAAGTCATTTTTAGATGGAGGTAAACAGCCATTTGGTCGACCTAAATTTGTGGAAGTAGAAGGCAAGCCGGGTGTATTTTCACGAGGAAAAGTTCAAGTTAGTAACAATTTACGTTCGCTTACTTTTAAGTCGGGTACAAACTTCCAAGAAATGATTGAAGAAATTGTAATATTAAGTGAGTACGGACAAAAAATTGCAACAACAGAACCTGATGAAAACGGATTTATACCTTGGTTTAGAGTTGAAGCTGATGTGTATAACATAAGCGATCATGAACAGATGGATCAAACAGGAGAATATCCTAAAATTTATGTTTACAGAGTTGTTCCTTACAAAGCTCATGTGAGCAGATATCAGCCTAGTACAAAATCAAGCCCAGGTATTGAAATGTTAAAAGCACAGGCTTGTAAAAAGTATGATTACATTTACACAGGACAAAACGATGATATATTAGAGTTTGACATTAATTTTGACGTAGCATTTTTTACTGCAATTACACCATTTGGCGGAAAAAATAAAAAAGGAAATAAAGATAAAGACGCTAACCAAACTGCAGAAACTACAGATGAAGCAGAAGTTAGGATAGCAAACGGCGACACCTCTAACCTTTCTTCTAGTGGTAACGTTGCTACAAGAGAAAGACAAGCTAACTCTTCAGGAGGAAGGGGTGCAGGCGGAGCAGGTGATTTGAACAGTATCAAAACTTCTGTAGCTAGAGACTTTAATGATGCACTGGTAAACAGCACTGTTGATTTAGTAACTGCAAATATGACTATATGGGGAGATCCTTATTACATTGCTGATAGTGGTATGGGTAATTATAATGCTCCTGAAACACCATTAATTAATATAACAAAAGACGGTACAATGGATTATCAAAGTAGCGAAGTAGATATAGAAATTAATTTTAGAACACCGCTGGATTATGGTGCAGGAAATTGGATGGATTTTCCTAGTGTTGGGACATCTCCTGTTGGAGCATTTAGCGGAGTGTATAATGTGATTACATGTACTAATAGTTTTAGTGGAGGAACGTTTACACAACAGCTGAAATTAATTAGAAGAAGAAATCAGCCTGGAGAAGATACAAAAGTAGAAGCAACTACAGAAGGAAACAAAGTAGTTGAAGAAAAAGCAAAAGGTTCCCCAGCTTTGGATGCGGCATTGTCAGCAGAATCTACAACAGCAGATTCTCCTCCGCCAGAGGCTGCATTTGGTGCTGGTAACTTTACATAGGAAAATAAATGAGACAGGTAGACCCAAAAAAATCAAATAGACTCACAAGAGGTGTTGCACCTGATTGGATGAAAGGTGGCGGACCTTTTGTGGGTAGAATTACTAATCATTTAGATTCTACATTTATGGGCAGAGTTGAGGTAGAAATATTAAAAATTACCGAAACAGGAAATGAAGCTAGTGAAACTAGCAGTGGTTATGCTGTACCTTGTGATTACGTAAGTCCTTTTTATGGTGTTACTCCGCGTTCCGGAGTAACTAGTAATCCGGGATATGACCATACACAAAAAAGCTATGGATTTTGGGCTATACCACCAGATATAGGTGTTAAAGTTCTTGTTCTATTTGCAGAAGAAAATTATGGTCATGGTTTTTGGCTAGGATGTATGCAAGATAATCATATGAATTTTATGTTACCTGGAGGTGCGTCTACAACATATAATGATACTGAAAAAAGTAAAGCATTGCCTGTGGGTGAATATAATAAAAAACTTGAAACCGGCGTAGGCAAAGATACAACTCAATTTATAAAGCCAGTATCCCAAGACCATTTAAATCAGTTACAATTTTCTGGATTGCTAGGAGATCATATTAGAGGAACAAATACAAGCAGTGCTAGAAGAGAAGTTCCTAGTATGGTCTTTGGTTGGAGTACACCAGGACCATATGACAAAAGATTTGGAAAACCAAAAGTTGCATACGGTGAAAAATTTGCACAAAGCCAAGTACCATTTAACAGACTAGGCGGTAGTCATTTTATAATGGACGACGGCGATGCATCTTTGGTACGAAAAACATCTGCTAAAGAAGGCCCACCTGAATATGCTGATATTGAAAAAGGTGAAAGTGGTGATTTTACATTGCCTGCAAATGATTTTCTAAAATTAAAGACACGGACAGGTCATCAGATATTACTACATAATACAGAGGATTTAGTTTACATTGCTCATGGTAGTGGTGATAGTTGGATAGAACTTACAGCTAACGGAAAAATTGATATCTATTCAAAAGACAGTGTCAGTATCCATACAGAAACTGATTTTAATTTTAAAGCAGATAGAGATATTAATTTACAAGCTGGAAGAAATATAAATCTTAATGCGTCAGAAAATATCTTTGAAACAGCTGGAATGAATATAGAAGTAAAAGCAGGGCAAGATGGATTAATTACCACAGGTAACGAAGTTCATATCGACACACCTAACACATATATGAACAACCTAGATGTAACTGGAAAAGTGCTAGTATCTCAATTAGTGAATGTTCCTTCATTACAAGCAGGTAATGTAAATGGCACAGCTGCAGGAACAAGTTGGCCAGATCCAGGTAGAGGTGATAATCAAATATTACCAGGTTACGGTGCAAGTCCTCCTACTGCTCCTGCAACTGCTGAAGAAGCAAAAACACCAAAACGTGTTCCGTTACACGAGCCTTGGGGCTTCCATGAAAATAGTCAGCCATCAGCGTTTACACCAGATAATACAGATGTGTCAAATACTAGTATGACTTTAATTCCTGGTTCATTGATAATCAAGGATACATTCAAAAAATAATAGGTTAAATACAGTATGAGCTCATTAGAAAAAAAATTGTTTAAAGATATAACTGTAAAAGGTAATTCTAAAGAGTCCTATGACATAGGTAGCAAGTATTATCGAGGTATTAGCACGGTTAATCCTAATAATTCAAATCCTGTATTGTACGACATTGCTTTGATCAAACAAGATATAATAAATCATTTCCATATTAGGCAAGGCGAAAAACTATCAGATCCTACATTTGGAACCATTATTTGGGATGTTTTATTTGAACCTTTAACACCATCATTAAAAGATGCAATATCACAGAACATTACAAGAATTGTAAGTTCAGATCCAAGGGTAAAAGTAAAGAAAATAATTGTAGATCAATATGAAAGTGGTATACAAATTGAGATAGAATTAGAGTATTTGCCTTACAACATATCAGAAGCAATGAAGTTTTCGTTTGATGAAAATGCAGGATTTTTATCCTCCTAATTAACTACGCACTTTTCATTGTTCGATAAATATTAAAAAGGAAATTTTTATGTCATCTACAGATAGACAAAACAGGTTACTAGTAGCAGAAGATTGGAAGCGTATCTATCAAACATATAGAAACGCTGATTTCAAATCTTACGATTTTGAAAATCTACGCAGAACTATGATCAATTATCTCAGGCAAAATTATCCTGAAGATTTTAACGATTATATTGAAAGTTCTGAATATCTTGCACTAATTGATCTTATTGCATTTTTAGGGCAAAATCTTGCGTTTAGAATGGATCTAAATGCTAGAGAAAATTATCTAGAACTTGCCGAACGCAGAGAAAGTGTTTTAAGATTAGCAAGATTATTGAGCTACAATCCTAAACGTAACATTGCTGCTAACGGAATTATGAAGATGGCCAGTGTTACAACATCAGAGTCATTTGTAGATTCAAATAACATTAATTTAGAAAATCAAACAATTATTTGGAACGATCCTGCTAACCCAAATTGGTATGAACAATTTATTAAAGTTCTAAACAGAGCTATGCCAACCAACGGAGTTGTAGGCAAGCCCATTAAAAAAGAAACTATTGACGGAATACCAACTGAGCAGTATAGGTTGAATAGTAACAACACAGGTGTACCCCTATTCAGTTTTTCTACAACTGTAGATGGCTCTAGTACAATCTTTGACGTTGTTAGCACAGACTTAACAAATTCTGCTATAATTGAAGCTACACCAAAACCAGGAAGCAGTTTTTCAATAATATACAGGGAAGACGGCAGAGGATCTGGTAGTGCAAATACAGGATTTTTCAGCCACTTTAGGCAAGGCACATTAGATTCGGGTGATTTTTCTGTACTTAATCCTAGCACTAATCAAACAGTAGGAATTGATGCTACTAACATTAATAATTCAGATGTTTGGTTATATCAATTAGACGAAACAGGAACCGAGTCAGAACTTTGGACAAAAGTTGATGCTGTTGAAGGCAACAATGTAATTTATAATAGTCTTAATAAAAAAATCAGAAACATATACAGTGTGTTGTCTCGTGCAGATGACAGAGTCAGTTTGATATTCGCAGACGGGACATTTGGAAATTTACCACAAGGGTCTTTTAGAACATACTATAGAACAAGTAAAAAT